ATCTTGTTCCTGATAGCATAAACATCTTCAGGATTGAACAGATCATCATCGAGTGCATTACCGATGAAGTTGTAGATCAGATCCCACTGATCTTCAGTGAACAGTTGACGGTAGATGGTCTTGGTGAGGGTGCGGAAGTTCATGGGGTTGGTGTCTCAGGAACAAATGTAATGTAGAACGGATTGAGGGTGCCAGAGGCACCCGATGTGCCAGTTGTCAGAGTGTCACATCACTCTCAAGGAACTGTTGCCAAGACTGCTCCTCTTCCTCTCCATCCCACAGTTCGGGAATGTCGAAGATCTCACCAGGAGCATCCTGAATCTCAGACCAGAAATCGGTGTCGAAGTCCATGTGGTGTGGTTGCGAACAAGGGAACTATAAAACCAAAAAAGGGGCGTTGCCGCCCCCCATTATGCCAGTTATCAGACTTCCACAAGTTGTTCGCTCTTGCGGGCGCGGTGGATGTAGGAACCCACCGAACCCTCAGGATCGGCAATCACTTGCTCCAGACTTGCAACGAAACCCGAAGGATCAGCAGCACGGAAGGTGTACTGCTTATCGCTGCTGGTAAACTGGATGTTCACCTGATCACCGTCCACGCTCAGGTCAGAGATGGCGGTGCTGTTGATGTTGAAGTTACGCATGATGTTATTTGGATCTTGTAGGATAATAGGCACATTGTGTGCCAGTAGGACGAGCGGGACTTGAACCCGCACGAGCATACGCTCAACAGATTTTAAGTCTGGGGTGTCTACCAATTCCACCACCGTCCCTTGTGATGACATTCTAGATCATAAGACAGAGGATGTCAATGCTGGTTGCGAGGATCGAACTCGCCTGTATCCGATTATGAGTCGGGTGCTTTCACCAGATAGCTAAACCAGCATAGAATGGGTCTCGATACCTTGTCAAGACCCTTGTGACAGATCTTATGCTGTCACATAGTTAGGAATCTCGACGAGTTCCACAGGTGCCTTATAGTTGATCTTATAGCACTTCCAATTATCGTCGAGATTGTACAGATACGCATACTCTTCGCCACCAAGATTTCCAGACACAAACTCGTCGAAACTAGTATAAGCGATCTCTAATTCCTCACCACGCTCTGTGTAATAGAGTGGTTGAGGTTCACGATCATCATCATACATCAGATACCCTGCGGCATCAGACATCCACTCTCCATTCTCATCACGAAGAGAATTAGAGTTCCACTTTCCACGAGTGCGAAGAGTAGAGATACCACCACCGTCGATGAGTTCTTCTACATCTTCACGGTTGAGATAGTGCTCCACCAAGATCTTGCCATTGTGCTCAGGATATCCATCCCAGTGGCAATAAACACTAACCACAGTGTGGTCAGGAAGTTCGATACCAATGCGTGAACGGGTTCCCATGGTGTTTGTGGTGAACTGTGAGAATTATAGGGCACTCAGAGCGATGTCTGTGTGCCCCGTGGACAGTTTTCAGAGTGTCACAGGAGGTCTGCGTACTCTCCCGATTCCAAAGCGTCTTCCAGAGCGATCACAAGACCGTCGAAGTCCTCTGACGATGGTAGCACACCCACAAGGATGTCCACAAGGTCTCCGTACTCCTCCCGAAGTTCATTCAGGTACTCGGTGCGATTGGCGTAACCGTTCTCAGTGTAGATGGTCATGGTTGGTTCAGGTGTTGAACGAGTTCAATCTACATCAGAAAAGGGTCAACTGCTCCTCACCTTGTGACAGATCAGATTTTGGCATAAGGAGATTTCTCAGACGCTCCAGATGGTCTACCCTTGCAAGTTGTTTAGATTCTGCACACATATCCACAGGTACACCATGGTCCGTGTTAAAGAATCCATATGAATCTACAGAACTCTTGTATAATGCTGAGTTCTTATAGAAGTATACCCAGTTTTCGTCAATAAAAAATTTCAAAATGGATCAAACTCCTTTATGTTTACGTGTACATCTTCATCGCCTTCTAGTTCTAGAAGGTCTTTCCATCTTACGTCGCGTACATCTAGATCATCATAACAATCGATGTCTAGCGTAACGATAACCCTACGTTTCTGCATTAACATAAGAACTCGATGTAATGTATACTAGATTATATCATGCATAGTGTCGATACGCAAGATCTTGATAATCTTGCCCATCTCGTGCATAATCCTCGTCGAGATCTGAAGTACCATACTCGGCATATGAGTCCTCGTCGAGATCTGCATAATCATTGCTGTATGTATAGTCGAGATCGTAGTCGTCGTACATAACTCGTCGAGATAACTGTGTTTATTATAGCATAAAGTCTAGACTAAACGCAAGCGAACTCGCAGATCTAGTCGAGATTCACATAAGATTATATAGTCATTATAGTATAAAAATGTCACATTATGCTAACATTGTGCCAGTTTTTTGGGCGTCCCGGGGGTCTTGACAAATTTCGCGCCTTGTGATATAATGCACGCCAAGCCCACAAGACCTAGAGGCATTTATAAGATATCAAAGGCATTTATAAGATATCAAAGGCATTTATAAGTATTTCAAAACATTTAATACAAAATTTGTAACATTTGTATCACATCCTCCGAAAAATAAAGAAAAATAATACTCTACAATACTATAAGGGATACATATAGTACGATAATAGTACTTTACAATACCAATGGCACAGGGTATCATCTATCTCATCATCAACAAACAGACTGGACACAAGTACATAGGAAACACCACTCAGGCAATGAACAAAGAATGGCAATACCATATTGATCGTTCTAAGAGAATGTCTGCACATCCATTACATAAAGCATTCCGAAAGTACGGAACACACAACTTTATGATAAAGGAAATAGATGAATCAAATGAAACACTATTAGAAGAAAGAAGAGAATATTGGGTTAAACAATACAAACCAGAATACAATGATGATTCATTCGAAGTAAAAGAAAAAGAAGAACAAATAGAAATAGTAGTAGAAGAAGAAAAAGAAAAGATTCCTTATGTGATTAAACCAGAGCACAGAGGAGATGGTAAACATGCAAGTATTCGTATACAAGGAATGAACATAGAAACAGGTGAAATAAAACAATGGGATAACAGTAGAGATGCAGCAGAAGAGGTAACTGGTAACAGAAACTATAATGCCAATATCATGAAGTCTGCTAAAAAAGGAACTCTGTGCTATGGATATTGTTGGACTTTACTAGAACAAAAAACATTAAAGAAACCAATCAAGGCAGTAAATCGAATCTCATGGATGGAATACCGCTTTGAAAGTATAAATGATGCACTACGAAAGGTAAACAATGGTAAAGGAAAGTCCGCTCTTAATAAAGCACTAAAAAGCAATGGACGTTACACATGGAAAGGTCACATGTGGTTTTATCTTTAAACAGTATATCTTCCTTGTTCCCGATTGAGTAATCTTCTCAATCTTGTCAGTCTTGGATTTTGTAACTTTTGTTTAGTCGTCTGATAATAATCATCTTCGTGTCTGGTTTCTTCATATTCCTTTCTTTGCACACTTTCGATCTTTGTTTTCTTCTTTAATGAATCAATATACTTCTCTCTGAATCCTGGTGGTGGTGGAGATGGTATAATTGGTTTTGGTGCCTTGAAGGGTTGATAGGGAGACGCCTGTTCTTTAATATCACCACCAACTGCACCAATCATTCCTCTTACACGTCCAGTTGGATCTAATGGTTGTACTCTTCTACCAAAACGTTTTGAATACATCTTTTCTCTTTGTTTGATTCCTTGTTGTGGATTTTCACCTGACATCATTGGTGATGGTTGTCCACTAATAATATCTCCTTTCTTAGCGCCTGCTTTTTCTAGGTCTTTTGGTAGATTCTTTTGTTGTTGAATGAAGTTTCTACCTCTCTTTCTTGCATACTTATCCAATTCATTCTTAGGAAGAGTGGCATCAGATCTTTGAATAAAATCAACTTTGTGTACTGGTTGCCTTTCGTTACCACCAGTCTTTTTCACTCTACGCAGATATTCTTTCATATTTCTTGCAATTTCATTTGTAGAAGGTACTCTACGCTGCGTTCTTCCCTCAAATCCCCTGGGTTTTCTGACTGGTTGTGGTTGTTTTGTTCCACTTGCCTTTGCCGCAGCAACTCGACCTGATGGTAATGTCTCAATTTGAGTATCAACCTGAGTATTATGTTTCGGATGTGAAAAACCATCAGGATACTTATCAGTCGGATAAGTTGTGTAATCCTTATTCCTCTTATTATAATCTACACGATTCTTATTTCCACCACCACTGAATCCTGCTTTTTGTGCGGCAGATCTGGCAATCGTAATGTTACGATCTCTTGGTGCAGCACCAGATAAAACGGTTCTGTCCTTATTTCCCCAATAGGATACTTGTCTCTTATATTCTTTTTCTTTTGTAGTATCAAAGAATTTTGAATTTGGATCTACCTGTGCCTTTTTGATTTGACGTTCACCAACACTCTTAAATGTATCTCCTTTCTCTACACGGGTCATGGTCGCTCTTGGAGTCGCGGTTCTTGCTCTTCTGGCGGCAGAAGTAACTCTACGTCCACCATCAGCGGTTCTTGCAACCTTAGCGCCCTTTGATGCTGCTCTTATACCTTTGAGTGCTAATCTTGCAAGTGCGCTTTCTTCAAGAAACTCCTGAAATGTTTTCATTCCCATTCCGTTTATCTTTTAGATATTTATGAAATGGATGAGAGTAATTTGTCTGAATATTTTTCAAACCAGGATTCACCGGAATCATCTTCACATACAATTCACTGGGTTTATATCCAAAATAAGATTGTAACCAAGGACACAACCACACTTCTTCAAATAAAACCATATCCAAATAAACTGTTCCACCATCATTTGTCGATTGAAATGAAAGAACAGTATCAGAATCTTCAAAGTCTTCTGTACTCACATAAACGTGCATCTGATCATTTGGTTTTGGATTACGTCTCTTATCGATCCGAAAGTATTCATCCAAGACCAGTTCAGTTCCATTGCACAATGGTTCTGCGATAGTATTCAGATGTTCGTGATCGAATACCCAGATACCAGATTCTGTTTTTGATGCGATAAAATTAATATTCACGATGTTCTAAGTTGCGAAGTTCGGATGCGAGTACCAACAAATCTTCTTTATTGACCACGACCATACTATTCTGTGCATTATACTGTGGAATGAGTTCCAGAGCAAGAGTAAGAATCTCTGCGGTCAATTTCTCTTCGGTTTCTGCTCCATTATTACGTGCATTCCAGATGGATTGCATCAATTTTTCTGCTGTTTCTTTCATGTCAATAAATGTAAGATTTCCATTCAACTACGTTCGTTTCATGAAGTTTAAGAACGATTTTATTTTCCATTGGTTTTGGAACTCTTTGCAATTTCATATCAGTGTGTTCCAACAAAGTGTTTCCTTTTTTTGTATTACAAGGAGAACATGCTACAACCATATTTTCCCATGTATCCTGACCACCACGCGATCTTGGAATAATGTGATCAATAGTCAATTTCTTAGTAGATCCACAATATTGACAAATATAACCATCACGTTGGTAAATCAGTTTTCTTGTTGGTTTTTGAATCATCATACGACCCAATGGAATTTTAACATATTCGATGAGTCGTATGACTCTTGAGGAAAGAATTTGTGCTTTTTCCTTCAAAAGTAATACGACTGCACGTTTCCAATTTGTAAAATTAATCGGTTCGTAACTTGCATTAAGTACAAGAATCGTGTGATGAGGTTGTAATTGCAAGTATTTCATCGACCATCTGTGACTTACAATCTATCTAGGTTCATTTGTTCATCTGAAGTGTGGGTACAGGCATACCACCTTCAGTGGGCACATAGATGGTCACATTACCATTCTTGCTACCATCTTCAAGACCAGTGATATACAGATACTGAAGATACTCACGGTTATCCTTCAGAGAATCACCGATGATTTGGTTCGCCTTAGCAACACCAGTAGCACGAATGATCTCAGCATCAGCAAGTTGTTGTGCCGAATCTTTCTTTGCTTGTGCTTCCAGAACTGCAACCTGGCGAGTATATTCTGCCTTTT